CGTACAGGGGGCGCCGGCCCGGGGGGCGGCGGGCCCGGAGGTGCCGGGCAGTGCCAGCGGGGCGGGCGTGGACTTGGCGATCCCCACACTCAAGGAAGAGAACACGCCCAGGCCGGAGCCGATCACCGACACTGCGCTACCAATCAAGGTGGACACGGTGCCGATCTTCACGGCCGCCGTATCCAGGTTCCGCAGGAAGTCGTTCAGGTTGCGGCCGATCGACTCGAACACGTTCCCGCCAGCAAGAGCCTTCAACTGGGCCGCCACGCGGGCGAGAGACGTCTTAGCCAGGCGCACATGAATGTCCACCCACCGGGGGTGAGTCAGGCGCTTAAGGTCGAACCGAGCTTTCCCGTCATCCAGGTCGGCATTCACGGTGGCCTTGCCATCGAGCTTGCTGAGCTCGTGCTTGATCTTCTTCTTCTGCTCCTCGGAGAGCTTCGCGTGCACCTCCACGTCAGCCTTGAGGGCAGCGATGCGCGCCTGGAGCTCCTTAGCGGCAGCCCCATCCAGCTTGGCGTGGGCTGGAATATCTGCCTTAAGGGCGTTAAGCCTCGCCTGGAACTGGCGGAACGACCTCTCGTTCACTGTCAGGCCGGCCTTGACGTCACCTGCAGCACGCTCCACGTCCCTCTTCAACTTAGCGAGGTCACCTGGCCGCGTAGACAGGCTGACCGCCGTGCGGATATTGTCGAGCTTCTCCTGGAGCTTCTTCTTCTGCTCCTCGGATAGGTTCGCGTTAACCTTCACCTCGGACTTGATCTGCTGAATCTTCTTCCGAAGAGCCTCCAGCTGACCCGTCTTAAGGCCCACCTCAGCCTTGAAGCGGACGTCCGACTTAGCGGCCTCCTCGCGCGCCTTCTTAAGGGACTCCTTGTCGAGCTTCACCTCCGCATTGAAGGCGATATCAAGGTCCTTGACCTGCTTCTGGATTCGCTTCAAGTCACGGCGAAGCTTCTTAGCGAAGTCAGAAAGGTCAGGGACAACCTTGACAGAAAGCTTACCAACTGTCCCCTTACCAGCCATCCCTAACCTTCCTTACCCCAGCGAAGCAAACAGGGCCGCAACCCCAGCTGTGTCATTCGATGATACCACCGACACCGAATTGGCCTTCGCGGGCCGAGGCATCATCTCAGAGTCTTTCAGTGTCGCCTTATTGGTGGCGGACGCCTTAATCAGCAGCGCCAACCTATCCAATTCCTCATTCAACCTCTCCGAGTCATGCGAGTAACCGAACCACTGGTCACCCCCCAGTTCGTTCGCCCGATACAGGCTCCAGGGCTCATGCGGTAGGCGCTCAAGAAGCTGACTTACGAGAGACACCCGGTAATCGCCGTGGACGTCAATCCGGTACAGTACCCAGAAGTCCGCCGCAGCGTCCGGGTGCCTCTCGAAGAAGTCATCTAGTTCTTGGCGCCTGCGGCTTCCCCCGCGTAAGCCATAACCAGGTTGATAATGTCCTCCATGTCGGAGTCGTCATAGAACTTGTCCCAGGCGTCCAGGTCCTTGACGAAGCCGCCATCCTCGAGGGCCTCCATGACGTCAGCGAGAACAGCCAGGAGGTTCACATCGTCCGCAGTATCCCCCATGAACGGCTCCAGTACGGACGTCAGTCGCATCCGCTTAGAGGGACGCAGTGAATGCGGGGGTGCCAGCAGCTCATGTCCCGGAAGCGAGGAGAACGGGGGGAGCTTATCGGCCTTCTTGGTAGCCATGAGACATTCCTTCCAGTGGGGTGTGTGGGGTGTTGGAAGGGGCGCCGCCACACACCCCTACATGGCGGCGCCCCTAGTATATCGGCCGTCAGTTGACGGTGAACTGCTTGCCGTCTGAGGCGGCAACGTTGTTCGTGACGATCACGTTCTGGGCGCCCGTATTCACGCCGCGAGGCACGTAGGTGGTGATCTGGGTGGAGGAGTCCTTCTCGAACACGGTGACCACGTTGCCGAACTTCACCTCTCGGACACCATCGAAGTTGGCTCCAGCGATGACGACCTTCGCGCCGAGCGCGCCGGAGGCGGGGGTCAGGGTAGTGATGGTCGGCTTCGCGGTGCCGATACCGGTGACGGTGCGGGGCTCGAACATCTGGACGCGCGTCTTACCCGAGTTGGGGGACAGGAGTGTGCCCGCGATCTTGACCTCAGTGAAGTTGTCCAGGCTCAGGGACGGCATGTTTCCGGCGAGGGAGACGCGGCGGAACAGGTAGCCGGAGACGATGCGGCCGTCCTCGACGACAACGAGGATGGCGCGCTCACTGGAGGCGTCCAGCTCGATGTCCCAGGCGCGCTTGGTGACGTCGTAGGCGGAGCCGGGGAACGCCACGCGCATGACGTCTTCCCCGAGGTTGACGGCGTTGATGGTGACCTTGTTGGTGACGTCCTCGCGGGTGGAGCGGACGCCCTGACGGTCCCAGGTCCGCTTCGTGGAGGTGTCTCCACCGTCGGACTCGAACTCAATCAGGTTCTCACTGGAGGTGTCGCCCAGCCAGGTCCACCCACTCCCCTCCAGGGTGGTGCCGTCACCGAAGGTGTAGCCGTCGAGGTTCGGGGCCTCCGTGTCAGGGGTGGCATAGTAGACGTGCCCACGGCCCGCGATCTGAATCTTGCTGTTTCCGAGGTTAGCCATCAGGCTCCCTTCCTGGCCGTCACCTGGAGGGACGAAACCATGTTGATGTAGTCGGCGGTTGTGCCCATGTCGGTTTCCGGCGTGGGCAGCTGGGTCCACTCGAGGTAAGTAGCCCAGCCTTCGGAGGTCACCATTCCTGACCTCCAAGCTTTCTCAATGGCCTGCACGAGCGCGTCACTCGCGTCGGACACCTCATCCCCGTCTGGCCCAGTCATGTACAGGCGAGCCCTGATCTGGGTTGCCGCGAACGTCGGCCCAGACGGGTGAATACGGGAGATGGTCATCTGGACGCGACACACGAGCTCATTCATTGGGTCGTCCACGTCACCATGCGTGCGCCACACGATCCGGGAGAGGATCGGCCACTCGGCCGCGCCGGCGGCAGCAGCCTCCTGGGCGTACCGGTAGATGAACGGGAGGGGTGAAACGAACGCCACTAGAACCCCCCATTGTCGTGCACGACGCCACGCATGACGTTGATGCCAGGCACCCACGTCCTATACTTGGCGCCATCGCGCTTCGTACGGCGCCCCTGCGCGTCCTGGTAGACGTAGTGGCCGAACTCGACAGCCGCATCATGGTCCGTGGACGGGGAGATGGACCAGTCCACCTTCCCCTGCGACAGGCTGAACGAAGCGGACAGCTCACCCGTCTTAATGTGAGCGGCGGCAGCGGCCTCAACCTCGGCGAACACCTTCGCGGCGGCAGCAGCAAACTCAGGCTGACGGGCCACGACGGCAGCAATGTCCTCGTGCGTGTGCTCGTTGTCGTACACCTGGATCACTTCGACTCCGTTCCGAGCGTGTCGCAACGCACCGACCAGTGGCGAGTCATCGGGGAGGCGTCATAGGTGAGCGGCTCACCGGCCTGCTGGAACGTCTTCCCCACCAGGGACTCAGGTCCCTTGATGATCTTCACCCACGAGTGCGGACCACCCGGCCACTTCCGGCCAGTGCCGAAAACCTTCAAGGTGGTCTCATCCGTGAGGTCGCCCCGGATGACGCGGTTCTCTGTAGCCTTCAAGGCGTTACCGGCTGACGGCTGCACCAGCACCTTGTCGATCACGAAGGTCTCCCCCCGCTCGAACCGACGCCCGGTGCGCCCCTCCTTGACGACAGCGAGCGTCACCTCCACCACGTGGGGACCGTTCTCCAGGTAGCGCCCACGACGGGGCCGGAACCCTACCACAGCGTCACCTCATCCTCGTCATAGACAGGGTGATCCCCGGCGAAGTCCAGGGCTGACGGTCCACGCAGGTATGTAGGATCAACCGTCAGCGGCCCCTCCAGGGCGCCCAGAAGGTGCGTGCGCCGCGCGTAGCCGTCCATCTCGGCCCCGGCTACACCCCACCCGGATGTGCCAGCCTGCAGGGCCCGCCAGTCCCGGTCGGTGATCTCCAGAATGCCGGACGCGACGGCCTGATTCACCGAGTAGGTGTACGTGCCCTCAGTCTCATACTTGTAGAGGCCGCCGCCAGGCGCCCTGAGGACACGGGAGACTGACTCGGCCTCCACCATCCGCATGATGACAGAGAAGCTGTAGTCAACGCGACACCGGTTCACAGCATCGGGCATGCGTGACAGGATCAGGGCCTCAGCCCTATCCAGAAGAGCCTGCACCCAGGTCTTCTCGTCATCCTCCAGGTACCGCATAAGCGACCCCTGAACATCATCCAGTGTTGCTACCGTCACTTCTCCACCTCCTCAGGAAACCAGGCCACGGGGTGGCCGCCAACCAAAACGCCAGCGGCCACCACCCGGGTCACTTGCTGGCGATCTTCACGAACGCGCGCGGGTCACGCAGAACCCAGCCGAACTGGGCCTCAGCGAGGATCGCACCCATGTTGCGGTCGAAGAGGTCAACACCACCGGCACGCTCGGTCGCCTTACGGTAGGTGATGGTCTCAACGAAGCCGAGACGCAGAGCGTCCTTGAAGTCGCCGCCGATACCGAGAAGCTTCGAGGCCGGGGCCTTGGCCCTCTCGTAGCCGGAGACGGCACGAGAGTAGGTAGCCGGGACACCCAGGACGGTACCGAACTTCGCGGTGATGTCGGGGGCCTGCTGGTAGAGCGGGCGACCCTGAGCATCCAGGGCGTTCACCAGGTTGCTGCGGAACCTCGGGGCCAGGAGGAAGTGATCGAAACCGAACTCAGCCTCGTCAGCGTCATCCAGCACAACCTTGTCGTAGGCGGCGGACAGCTGCTTGGTGAAGTATCCGGTAGCCGTGGAGGCCAGGTCCAGCTCCTGCACCTTCGTGGTAGAGGTCAGGGCCTCCTTGCCAGTGATGGTGGTGCCGGTGTTCGCGTCGATGCCGTGGATGACGGCGGTGTCGATGGCGCGAGCAATAGCCTCACCCAGGGCGCGCTGGATGCGAGAGTACTCGCCCAGCGGGTCAGCCTTAGCGGTCTCCTCCGAGTAGAGGATCATCACGGCAGCCTTGACCGGGGTGACCGTCTTGACCTTGCTGGACAGGGTAGCGACCGGTTTCAGGCCACCCTCCTGAACGATGCCAGCGGTGGGCTGGCCGACAGGGATCGGGATGGCGGTACCGTTGATGGAGACCGGGACACTACCGGCGAGGGACTGGACAACAGAGCCGTTCATGGCGTTGTCCCAGATGCCCTTTACGACGGTCTTGGGAAACGCGGCCTCATTCCCAGTGTTAGCGCCGAGAATCTTGGATACTGTCTCGATCTTGGTTTCGTTGTCGGGGTTGTACGCGGGTGCAGGCATATGCCCTCCTTACTGGTCTGCGAGGCCGAAGAACCCGAGCGCCTCACTCAGGCCGTCATCCTCGGTCTCAAGGTCTGCATCCACCGCAGGGTCGCGGGGGACTGACGGCGCGGGCGCGGCGTCTGCCTGCTCGCGCAACGTGGCGAGGGCGTCTACCTGCTCCTGCCACGAGTCTTTGTCTCCGGTGAGGAATGATGCGAAGCGGGCCGGAATGTTGGCCTTAGAGAGGATCGACTCCTTCTCGGATAGCTCGGCGGCGGCACGCTCGGCGGCCTCCTTCGCCTCGAGCTTCTCGGTGAGTGCGGCCAGCTGGGCGCGCAGCTCACTCACCTCATCCGAATGAGTCTCCTCATCATCCTTCGGCGCTTCCTCCGCAGGAGTCTCCTCGTCCTCCGCAGGAGTCTCATTGGAGGCCTCCTCGGGGTGCTCGATAGGGTAGTCGGTGGTTGAGATAGGTCCGTCAGTCTCTTCAACGACGGAGGGCTCAGGCGCGGGGGTGTCGCTCATTTGCGCTCCTTCTGCTTCTCCCGGAAGTACTTGTCCATTGCGCGACGAGCATCCACGTCGTGAAGGTCCTGGTCGCGCACAACCTCATTGTACACACGTTCGTATTCGGTCTGCTGTTCCTTCCCTTCCCAGTGCTTGGAGGTAAAAACCGGAGTACACGTGCAAAAACAGTGATCGTGGTACCTGTCAGCCCTAATACCTGCCGACTCCGACGACTTATAGACCGGGCCGCGCGAGGCGAGCATCGCACAGAAGCCGCAGGGGCCATTCTTGTTGGGGTGAGTGACGCGAGCGAAAGCGAACGGGCGGGCAATCAGTTCGCCACGGGAGTTGCGGCGGTACTTGTCCGGTACCTCCGAGAACACCTTCATGCCCCGGTGGCGGTCCTTGACAAGATCCTCCTCATCGAGGGTGCGAACAGCCTCCTCAACGCGATCAGCAACCTTCTCGAACGCCTCATCCAGCGTCATACTCTGCCGGCGGCGGGACTTAACCTTCTCGACATCCTCGACGATCGCCTTCTGCGTGACCTCGGAGAACCCCTCGAGGTCCTTCGCCAGGTCATCCAGGGCGCCCTCAATGAGCTCGATGGATGACGGAGCAGTGTCTACTGCGTCGGCGACGGTTCGGCGCGCAGCGGCCAGCACATGCCCCTCCAGGGACCGCTCAAGGCGCCGCATCCCCTCCGGAGATTTCAGTGCACCCTGAGTGCCGCGGATGGTGCGGGCGATAGTCTTCGGTGAGTATCCCGGCTGCGGAGGGACCCAGGACTCGGGCACCCCGGCCTTGCGGGCCTGGCCGCGCAGGAACAGGGCAGCTGCGGCCCACGCCTGCTTCCTGGCTTGCCACATGAGCGGAGTCAGGAGGTCCCCCACATGCTCCACCGGGGGTGACTCAGGGAGGCCGTCGAACGCCTTGAGCGCATCCTCTGCCCGACGCCGGAAAAGCATGACGATGCCGCGCAGGATGCTGTAGAAGAGGGCCTCACTCACTCTTAGGGTCCTCCTCCACATCCTCGGGAGCCTCCGGAGCCTCCGGCATATCCAGGCCCGCCTCGGCATCCATCTTGTCGCCACGGGCCTTCTCGCGGCGCAGCTGCTCAGGGGTAAGGTGAAGGAACTCGCGGGCCGTCTCATCCCCGATGATGCCCTGACTGTGGGCCTGGAGGGCGTTAGCCATCTGCGCGGAGGTTGAGGGGGCGGCTGCGTCACGCCACGTCACCTCAAGGGCCTCCAGCCCATCCAGGGGCATCCCATTTGCCTGCGCCACGATCCGTCCAACCCTCTCGAGAGCATCACTGAACTGGCGCTGCTTGTTCTCCGCGCGGGCGATCAGGCGGTCCTTCGCCACTCGCAGGGCCTCCGCGCTGGTCGGGTTGTTGTCCGAGGAGACGCCCATCATCGACGGGGGGATACCGGTCATGGCGGACAGCTGGAGGGCGTAGGACCTGTACGTGTTGATGAACGGGTCCAGCGCCATACCGGTCAGCTGCTTCACGTCACCGCCGGAGGGAATGGCGATCAGGTTACCCATGTACGCCTGCATCTTCTCGGGATACTGGGAAATCATGTCCGAAGCACCATCGCCCACGACGGCGCGCAGCGGGGAGGAAGCGACCTCCTGAGCCACCTGGAGGTTCGTGAGCGTCCTAGAGGCGGCGTCGATGACGGAGGTGAGCTCACGCAGGTCGGAGCGCCCATATTTGTCGGACAGGCGCGCCCTGTTGAACATGGGGACGATGGATGCCCCCCACTGGTCCTGGCGGCCCTGTCCGACGCTCTTCCAGTCGTACTTGCCCTTCGCGTAGAACTCTACGCCGCCGGGCGTGTAATAGGTGGCACCCACGTTGCCGTCGTCACGGCGGTAGAGGACAACACCCTCCACGACCTCGCCACGGAAGTTGATGCGCACACGGGCATGCTTCGCATCCACGGCGCGAATCGAAGCGAACTCGTGCTCGTCATCCGGAGGGGCGATCACCCAGTATGCGGCGCCAGCACTAATGGCCTCGGCGGCAGCCAGGTTGAACTGGGAATCCATGTCGTTCGCCTGCCACGTCTTCCGCAGCAGGTCAACCACGCCCCGCTTATCGTCATCCGCAACACGATACCCATCCGGGATCAGAATCTCGGTGAGGACATCCACCGCCATCTTAGCGAACGGGGCCTGAATCTCCAGGACACGCGCCTTCGCAGGCAGGCTGATACCCACCGCGTCGAGGCGCCGTTTCCCCTCGTAGTAGCCCTCATAGGTGATGGGGCGGTAGGCGCCAGATGAGAACTTGGAGATCATCTTCTGGAAGCTCACATGAACACCTTCCACTCGCCTCGCGGAGCAGTCAGGTCCGCCCACTCCTTCGAGTTCTTCACATGTCTATACAGCATTCTAGCGCCGATCATGCACACGGCCAGGTCGATCTTCTTCGAGGACTTCGGGGACTCCTTCTTCACCGACCAGCGTCCCTTGAACTCGTTAACGCGACAGTTCGACACATGCTCACCCAGGGCAGAGTCCCCGTCATGGGTGAACGTCTGCTGCTGAATCTCCGTGAACGCCGTCTCCGCCGCCTCCGCGAACTGGTACGCGTGCGACCGCATATCCCAAGCGATCGGCGAAGCGGACATGCCGCCGCGCACCGCGGGCACGATCAGGCGATCGCCGAAGTCCTCCGGCCACGCCGTGCGCGTGAATGACTCCCACTCGCGCACGTCAGCCCAGAACGCAACCACGTTGTAGGTGTCGAACGCCTTCCGCACCCCAGCATCCACGGCAGCCACATTCACCACGCCAAGGGGCTTCTCAGGCTTCCAATGCCCGATCTTGAAGATGTGCCCGTCCTCCATGCAGCACCCCACGAGGGCCGTATGGTCATTGGACTTGGAGCCATCGAAGAACATGACGATCCGCTCCCCAGGCTCTACCTTCCGGTCCGGCTTGCGCAGCTGCGTCCACTCCTCCAGGGTGATCCAGGACGCCTCAGCCGCGTTCGGGCGGTTCAGGAAGAAGCGAATGGAGCGCGACTCAGGGTACTCGGGGGACCAAATCTGCTCCTTGATGGACTCCAGGTTCACCCACGGGCAGTCCTCATACACATACTCGAGGGCCTCCGTAAGACCGACCTGCCCCTCCCCTGGCTCGTCCGTCAGAACCGTATTCGGGGGGGCGATGCGCGCATCGTAGAGGACCTTTGTCTTACCGCGCGTGAGGCCATCCTCCTGGTCGCACCACGCCTCAAAGATCGCCTCAGCTGACGACTGCTCGCCCGGCACCCACGCGTTGCAGGTACCCATGAAGCGGCCACCCATCTTCGCGGCATTCTGCTGGATCGTCTGCAACATAGCCGGGCCACCCTGAGCAGGAAGCCAGTGCTCCAGCTCGTCACCCACAACGAAGGACACCTCACCACCCTCCATCGAGTGGGCAGAGGAAGTCATCTGCTGGAGCTTTCCCCCGCCAGGCGTCTCGATGAACGTCTTCGCCACCTCAAGATCATATTTACGCGCTAATGGCCCCTTTTTTTGGCAAAAAGCGCGCACCATTCTAATCGTGTTTTGAGTTTGATTTTCCGACGTGGCTACGATCTGCACCAGCGGCATACTCATTGGCTTCGCACGCACACCAAAAGGCTCATGTCGGTCGAAACCATTGAACCGGCAAGGTCCGAGTAGCTCGAACAAGCACAAAGCGGCAGCGAACGGGGAATTATGGGTCACCACCATGGTCTCCCCTACCAGATATAGGCCATCCTCAGCGGCCACAGAGATGCATCGAGCATCTACGGGGTCCACCTGTCGCACATCCTTAATGACGCGCGGGATCGGCTTTCTGCGCTGCTCCTGCACGCGCTCTGCGCGACGAGGCAGCGTCACGAGGTTCTGGTGCTTATAGGGCTTGAACGTCAGCCTGTAACGAGGACCGGTAACGCAGCCATAGAGCTTCGCCTCCGACTCACGCACGTTCACCTTCACGCCCATTGAGCGCAGAAGGAATGCCATTCCGTCGGCGATCGACTTGCGTACCTGGCAGTACTCAGCGGAACCCTTCTTGTCCACATAGCCGTCAGAGTCCATGAGTCCCTGAATCAGGGCGCGACGCTGCTCAACACTAGCGTACAGGTAGGCGTCGGGAATGTGCTTGTCGTTCAGAACCCCGGCCTTCCGGAGGTCGCCTATGAGACCAAGGATACTGAACTTACGGCCACGACCGCCTTCCTTCTTCTCCCAAACACCACCAATGTCATACCCAGCTGCACGCAGGCACTCGCGGACGTGAGGAATGTCGTCCACGTCAGCCGTAGCTTCTCCATGTCCCGTAGTGCCATCGCCGAGCCAATAGCCAAGCACCCAAGGATCGACAGGCAGGTCTCGCTCAGGGAACTCCAGCGGATCAGTCTCGGGGAGGGAGAACTTGCCAACACCGGCCTTAGTGGCCTTCGTGGACCCCTTCGTTAGTGGACGATCAAACACCAAGCCCTCACGTGCCATGGTGCGAACGTCGAGGGTGCGGCGCTTGCGCTTCGGGCCGCCGACGAACTCTTCGACGGTGAATAGATGTTCGCCAGTGAAGGTCTCTATCGTCCCGTCGGAGAGCTCAACCTCCCATGTGTCCCACCGATCGATGGGGTGAGTCTTCGTGACCATGGTCGGCTTTCCAGACGGGTGGAACACGTAGTCTCCGGGGCGAAGGTCGCCGAACTTCCTCCATCCATTGGGGGTAAGAATGGGTGTGAGCAAGCTTACAGCTTTACCTGATCCCTTGCTTAACCTTCTAATTCCCTGCCTATACACAAAGGAACCCTTATGGGTAAGGGCGTAGAAGTGCAGAAGGAACTCGATCTGCCGGTCCGTCGGAATGAACGGCTGTCCAGCGCGTGGCCCGTTAGGCTGCACAAGGTTGTCCATCATCCAGGCGGCAGCATGATACCCGAGCGTCCTCTCAGGTAGCTCGAGGGGGAGCGTGTCTGTTCGCTCCCGGGGTGCGGGGAGCGTCTCGGTCACTTCGCGGCCCGCGCCTTCGCCCACGCCTGGAGAGCGACCACGCCAGCAGACTCAGCCTCGGACTCGTCAACGCGGTTGATCTCGATCTGCACGCGACGCCGATCTCCCTCGGTGAGGAGGAGGCTGGTGAGCATCGTGTTCACAGCCGCCAGCATCGTAGGCGAACGCCGATCCTGCATCTTGTAGTTCGACAAGTCATCACAAGTGGAGTAGAGGACGATCCAGTCAGACGGCTCGTAGTAGCGGGTGAACGTGGACTGCTCCACGGCCTTCCACAGCTTCTTCGCGATCGGGTGCCAGTCGGGGTCAGGCTTCGGGGGCTTGACCTGCTCGGCGACCACGTTCACGGGCTCCACGCCACCATCGAGCTTACGCGCCTGAGTGGTGCGGTGCCCTTCCGTGCTGCGCTTCGGAATCGGTCCCTTAACTCCCATCATCGTCTCCTACAAGTATCCGGGGTGCTTACTCTTCGGCCGTGGGCCGCGAGCCTTATTGCCACGATTGTAGCGCCTCTTTCGCGCCTCAACAGACTGCTGCTGCGTCCTAGCCATATGGCAGTGCTGGCAGAGGCTCCTGAGATTGTCTGGCACGTGCGGGCCATCAGGGAAGATATGATCCACCTGATTCGCGGGGTTGCCGCAGAACACGCACACGCCACCATCCCTTTTGAGGACTGTCTGCCTGATCTTCGCCCAGTCCTTAGGGAGCTCCTTACGGCGACGAGATTGCTTACTCCACGCCACCAGCACTGACTCCATGAAGCTCAACATCCGCATACACTCCGCGATCAAAGAGCATACGCGCCAGGATCGCCTCAACCCGACTGCGAGCGTCGATAAACCTGGCCTCCACCTCATCCAGGAGGTCATCGGCGACTGGAGCGCTCAGACCGAATGCCTCTAGATCGTCAACCTCACGACTAGTCTCCCTCAAGGAGTCGACAGCCCGCTCAAAAACCTCCATCACAGGACCCCAATCTCCAGCTGGACCGTCGAGTCGAACCCATACCGGTCACCCGCGAACATCTCCAACTGCTCCTCAAGGGCCTCCTGCGCCTCCTGGACGCGGATAACAGCCTCATCCTGCTCCGCGTCACGCCTATGGGCCGGAACATCCCAAGCACCGCACTGGTCGGCATCATTCAAGGCGTCGCGCAGCTCATCGGCGGCGCAGTCCATAGCAGCCAGAGCCACCTTCTCGTGCACCGACGCAATCCTCTCCACGGCGCTCATCGCACATCCCCCGGGTATGTCATAGACACGCCCTCGTTCGACGGGGAGCCTTCGCGGATGTCGAACAGGAACGACGGGGACGCGTCCTTCCGCACCACGC